ATCACCGCCTGTCATCAATGGTAGATCAGTTTGATCACTAAGTTCTCCTGATTCGCTATCGACATATTGTTTTAAGTCTCTAGCTATCTTTCTGTATAAAGAAGTAAGATCCATTTCTTTTTCTGTATTCTCTTCCATCAGCTTTTGCTCTAGGTCGTAAATACATTTTGGCATCTTTTCTTTAAACTCTTCTCTCCACATCGGGATAAGTTCTCTGTACTCTTTACCTTCAGGTCCAAATAAAGTTACTCGTTTTTCATCTGGTGTATGATTTAAAGGTTCAACAATAAGCACGATTTGTTTATGTGAAAATGTTAGTCCCCAATCTTTTAATGGACACTTCATACCTTCACGATTCCATTCTAAACGAATCATCTCTTGTTTATGCATAAAACCTAAATGACTTTTAACTAAACAAGTGCTTTGTCTTTGAGCAGGTGAAGCTGTTCTCATACCTTTTCTTGCATCGTTTTCTGAAACAATCCAGTAATGAAGTTTAGCTCCTGTTAGATTCAACACACCTCTTTCATTAGATTTAGAATAAAAATCTAAATGATGTTTATGTCCCTTCGCAACTCTAAACGTTTTTTCAGCCGCTCTACATTTTAATGTTATGTATTCTGGAACAGTGAAAAAAGTTGCATTTAATTTAGCTAGCAACCAGTGCTCTGCTCCTGTTCTTCCACACAATAAACTGTTTGTCATGTAATCTTCCGGCATTGAAGTTGTATCTTCTTGTTGAGATTGACCTAACAAACTTACAATAGTTCCTGACCCACCATTTTGTTTTATAAAACTTGGTCTTTGATCCATGGTTAAATCTAATCTATGATCGTTTGAAGTATCAAAATACTGTGCCCCGTAATAACCTTCTTTTGCTTTATGTATTCTTACAAAGCTGCCCTCTGATTCGCCATCGTGCCAAGTTTGATACGCGATACCTTCTTTATTTCTAGCGTAGGCTGATACTTTAGTTCCGTAACCAAAATTACCATCCACAGACTGTTCACCTGTTTCTGCAAGATTATTAACGTAGTCAACAACTTTGTCTTTTGACATACCGTCTGCATTATCTATGCAACTAAACTTATGTTTAAATTCTCCAGGTAAATCTAATCTACCGACCATGACTTGCCCTATGAATTTTTTATTTTTTCTTTTCATTCTAGCGCATGCTTCAAATGAATTTTTAACAAGCTCTCTAATAACTTGATCACATCTTACTGTCCTAGCATGATTCTCAAATATAGCTGCTTGTTGTATTGGGTTGATACCCGTTGGTTTTGCTTTTTTCATCTCTTCTCCTGTATTAGTTGGCATCGGATTTTTACGTAACCGTACGCGTATCCAATGTTAAACGCGATTCTATTTAGAATTTGGCTCATAGTGTTTTATAATCTTTTCTAACTGTTCCCTTTTAGTTATTGAGTATGGCATCAATGATTTAGCGACTTTGAGCGCATCTCTGTGACTACACCTCCATCTATATTGTCCATAGTTCTGGTGTGGGTACGGTGGTCGGTGGTCCGTGCTTCCACATTTTAGTATCTTGTGCACATAATCTATAGTCGGTTTATCAATCATATTTATCTCAATTCGTATGTTCCAGTACTTGTAGGCCTTGGGCTTTCCTTTTCTATGTTCGGACCGTTGCTTGTAAGTGATGCAACCTTCACCATCAAATAGACCAGCAAGATATGCCATAACTTCACTTGGTAATGCCATAAGTTATCCTGAATATACCTTTTATTGGATCCCAATATAACTTATCAATCTTCCTTTCTACTTGGCTGCAGCTCATCAGCAACAATAGGAGTATAATCCCTAGCCCAAATTGTTTCATCTATTTCTCCTTCCGACCAGCAGTTTAAACACTGGACTATTGTATTCATTTCTGTTCTCACATGTCCGTTGCCTTTGCACTCTGGACATATTTTTTTACCTGTCGACATAGTCGTGAGTTTGTTTAGGCAACCATTTGTAGTCATAGACTCTTTTCTGTGTGCCTGGAACAGGTCCTCTCTTTTTTAGTTTTAATTTTATTATATTGCTCACACCTGTCTTGATTCGTTTGTGTTCTGCTAAAATCGATGCTTCTCTTTCAATCACTTTATCTAACATTCTCTTTCTAACATATCTTGGATCTCTGCCCGCTAGTCCGCATACATAATTGAAATCAATACCGTGTCTAATCCAGCTTAAAGCCTCTAATGCGGCCCTGTTATCTGTTGAGTAAAATGCATCATCAAAAGCTTTTGCTAGAACAGCGATCCAAAGCTTTTGCTCTGGTTCTTTATTGTATTCAACTAAACGTATTACGTCGTTATTTAGAAATGGTGCTCTGTGCTTTCCCATTTAATTTCCTAACTTTTTCGTTCGCTAACTTCTCAATTGTTTTCGAAATGGACAAAGTGACATCAGGGTCAATAAGTTTAGACAATGTCTCTAGTTTCTTGTATGTTGAGTGAGATAACGAAGCGTTTCTATATTTTGTTGTGTCTGTCATACTGTATTTCCTTTCACACAATATAGGATAATCATATAGGACTGTCAATGATTAAATACATAATGATGATAAAAGTGTGTGCTGCAACCTACGGAGATTGTATGCCTGAATTTCAACACCCAGTTGTACATAATGATTGGTATAGCTGTGCCCAGGCTGGATTAACAGAAGTAAAAGATTTAATGACAGAAGTAGGACCCGAAGTGGTCAATAAAGATAAGATAACCGTTTCATTTGTATGTAAAGAATCTAGTGAGACTTGACATTGTGTCAAAAATATGACAGATAATAATTATCTTTTCTCACCTTTAATAACCTATCCCCTTTTTCCCTCGTTGGGATAGGTTTGTTTATTGTGGAATATTATCACTACAAACATAGCCAATAACTTTTTTACCATCATACAAATGATATGTGTGACTACTAAATAAAGTTCTTTTTTTATTTTCTTTTACTTTTACGTTGTAGTGAAACCATGATTCGCAACTTTCCTTCGATGGGATTTCAAAAGAAGTCATTTCGATTTTACCCAACAGAGTTAAGTACAATAAAGTTATCGTCACTATATGCTCCATTTATCATTTTGGTTCTTTACCACGTACTACGGTAGATATAAAATTGCCATGTTTATTTGTATATTCTACAGCATATTCTTTTTTATGGTCAAGTTTTGCTTTTAATTTCTTAAAAGACATGGCCTCCATATCTTCTGATGCTTCTTTACTTAGTTCTCTAACTTTGTATTTGTATCTCATATTTTCCTTTCTAATATTAATGTAGGATATTATTTGACCGTTGTCAACGCCCCTGGCCAATATATTTTTTACGATGAGGTTTTCTTTTATTCAACCTCTTGGTGTGTACGCCTGGTCGTTTTTTAGGAGTTCGTTTGTGATAATTACTTACACCAAATAAAGGTTTCTTTTTAGCCATGGTCTTCTTCGTCTAATGTATTTGACTTAAACTGAGTATGTTCGTTGGCAATAACATATTTAATAACACCGTTTACTTTTTGCTCAAGATCATGACCACAATTTACACATCTGTATAAATATGGTTCAAAAGAAACAAGAAGAGTTTCTGATTTACACTCTGGGCATTGTCCTGTTACGATTTGTGATGTTAATGTTCCTATTCTAGCCATGGTTTGTATACGACTTTACCATCTTCCCTCATGGCACGCAATGATTGGTTTCTATTTGCGTTAGTCGAATACGAACAATGTATCCACCCTGATGATGGTTCGTTGTCGCGGTAAAATTCTAAGATGAGCTGGTCATACTCAAGTTCATTCTTGATCCATGTTGCGAGCTCCCTGTTGTCCACACCAGGTATCTCAAAGTCTGCTGCAGCTGCACTGTCGTCTGCCACGTGCTGACTGTTCACACTGCTGCCTATTTCTACACATAGCTGTGCGCATCTAAAACCAGAGGATATAATTAATGGTCTATCAAAGTGTGAGCGAACCGGTTGCAGTATATTCACTGCTAATGCTTTTAAATTCTCAATTTGTTGTGGATTAGGATTATTGTTTATACCTTTTCTCTCCGCAACCTGAGACTTTGTTAACTCATCAAGAGTTATGTTAGCTGTAAGTTTCATAATTTGTCGTTATCTTTTAACCCTACATAAATCACAACGCAAAGCAAGACAAAAGCTATTAGTGTATTTATAGGAAAAAATGGCTCCATTATTCAGATATTCCCATTAGCCATAGCATTAAAAATATATAACAGATGGGTTCCATTATGGTAATATTTTAACAATTTTTTTTCGATCCATGTATACTTCTGTTTGAGCATTTACTTTCTTACAAGTAAATACAACTCTCTCAGGATTGACCTCGTTCTGCGCGATCCGCTTTGATTTCAAACAATCGCTGAGGTTGTTTTTGTATACATGCTCTATCATATTTCCGTTTAATGTTAAGATAAGTGCAAATACAGTCTCTATCATCTTACTACCTTCCCTCTGTTTGGTCCGTATTTAATTCTGTACTTATGTGTACCTGTGCCATTTATATCTACTTCTTTTTTGAGATCTTTGACATAGCTCATTTGCTTTGCCTTTTTCTCCATATCAGAGATATAATCTAAAATTTTTCTAGTGATTCGATCCATTTCTAATTAGTTTCTCCACATCTTCAGTTAACTTCTCTGTTCTTTTCTTTAAAAATTCTATGTTAACAGCGTTGTTTCTCATGCCTTTAATCTCTGCTTCTACATCTTCTAATAAACCACTAACGTGCTCTACAATCATAAAAAGTTCTGCTTCTCCAGCTGATTGACCTAACTCACCTCTTGGATATTTAATTCTAAACTCTGAGTTAGCTTCTAAATCTTTTTGCATCAACTCTATTTGAGTTGAGTGTTGATTAAGTGTTTCCTGTACTCCAAAAAAAGCCCAGGTCCCGATGGCGACCATCGCGATCAAACTAGCAACCGTCTTCATTGGCATTTGTACGGATGCGGATTCAGAAATTTTTAGGGCCATAAATTACTTATAGAAACCTTTAAAGATCCAATTGACCCATTTGTTCCATAGTCCTTTAATCCAATTCCAGACTTTACAACAAACGTTTTTACATTGTTCAATCATGTTTCTTCTCCTCAATTTCGTAGAAGAACCTATCAGTATCTTCAGTCTTCCACTTGCTTGTGTTCTCTACGTTCCACTCAGATGTTTGCACTTTCCATTTAGGTATCTCATCTTTCACTGTGAAGGACGGTATATCCCAAATGCATCTATTGTTAGGTTGTGCTGCATAGTTCCCATCATCGAGAGCTATGATGTGAGCACATTTATGCTCGTGCGGAATCTCTGAATGGTCCGTATCTAGAATATTAGGCTCTGGATGAGCAAAGTCAACAGTAAATAAGTATTTACCAGGGTGCCATTTTTTGTCTTTTCCAATGTATTTACCGGCTTGTGCTTCTAGAATATCCCAAGAATGAACAGAAGGATAATAACTAAAACAATTCCATAACTGTAACTCATCAAGTCTACGCTTAGGAACGTCCTCTGGCTTAAAGCCTCTTTGAATGAACGCAGTAATTGGTAGACGGTAGAAGATCGCACCATTTTCCATAATGGCATGAAAAAGAAGAGACTTGCCCGTAATGGAACTAATACCAAAGATAATACAATCCTCAACTTCACCATGATGACTCTTAAGATCATATAAGAATTCTCTCCTTATTTGAGCATACTCTACAGGAATGTTTGCATTTAAATAAGCCATAGTTAAACCTCATTTTATACTGCCCCAGTTATCACCCTCTTCATAGTCTACTTTGTTAGGTACTTCAAGTGACACTGTTGACTCCATTATTTCTTTAATCTTATCAGCTTCTTTTTTATTTTGCACAGATATGTCAAGCTCGTCGTGAACCTGTAAGTGGGGTAGTATACCCTCAGCATGTAAATCTATCATAGCTTTCTTTGTCATGTCAGCTGCTGATCCTTGTATCAACCTGTTTAAAGCTTTGTAGGTGTAGGCTCTTTTTATTCCTGGTCCGTGTTCCGCCAGTGCCTCATCATGAGGCAAGGCCTTATGAATACCAAACTGATTCGGTTCCCATAGATGAAATCTACATAGCCTACCAAGTAAAGTTCTAACTTTACCTCTACGCTGTGCTCTATCCATGACAGCGTCCATAAGTTGTTTAACAAAAGGCACCTTTGTGTGGTATTGTTTAAACAAATCCTCAGCTTGTAATTTATTTATACCCAACTCTGCTTGTAATTTATTTTTACCCATACCATAGAAAAGACCCAAATTGATCGTCTTAGCTTGTGTCCTGTTAATACCAGCCATATCCGATACAATTTGGTGAAAGTCTGCATTTTCATTTTTGTATGCATCAACAACATCTTCTACAGAAAAGAATCCTTGAAGCGCAGCATAGTGCACTACAAGTCTTGGCTCTTGTTGATTGTAATCAAAGCAACCCCATTTACAACCGTCCTCTGGAATAAACAAAGATCTTATCCGTGGTCCAAGGTCTTTGTTCCTTGCAGGTATCTGCTGTAAGTTTGGATTGTTCATACTGAACCTACCGGTAACTGTGCCACCGCTGTCACCACGTAGTTGGTTTATCTCTGCATGTATTCTACCGTTTGATGAATATTTTAATATTGTATCTATAAAAGTTGTGTGTGCTTTATTTATCTCTCTAGCTTTTGCAATGGCTTTTACAATATTGTGTGGATGATTTGATAAAAAATTTTTAGTAAAGCTTGGAGCTCCTGTCTTTACAGTCCTTTCGTATGGTAGTCCTAACTTATCAAATACTTTTGCGATAGATCTTGCTGCCCATATCTGAACTTCTAGTTTTGTTTCAGAATAAATAGCACCTAATAATCTATTCTCTTCTTCAATCATTCTTTGTTTTTCTCTAGCTGCTCTATCTTTGTCCACTCTTACACCTAAAAATCTCATGTCAACTAACACAGGAAATAATTTAGTTTCCATGTTAAAAATATTTTCTATGTCTTGGTGCATTATTTCTTTTTTTAATTCTTGCCACAACTCCAGTGTGAGTTGGGCGTCACGCTCCGCGTAAGCTCCAACGTACATAGCTGGTAACTTATACATTTCTGCTTTAGGATCTACACCCCAAGATTTTGCTGTCTCTTGTAACACACTTTCATCTTTACCTTTACCAAGGTAGTCTCTTGATAAACCATTTAAATCATATCTAAATCTATTTTCATCAACTAATGAAGCGGCTATCATTGTATCTACAATCTGACCTTTTACATTAATACCAAGAGCTCTAAGCCAACAAATATCGTACATTGCATTGTGAAATATTTTTATCGAATCAGTATTCATTTGATCTTGTAGCCAGTTTAGAACCATTCTACGATCCATATTACCACCACCCTCGTGTGCAATAGGGTAGTACGCACACCAATCATGCGTGGCCAATGATATACCAACCACATCACCTTCACCTACAACAGAACCAGATCCCATTCTTTTATTTAAGTTTGGATCTTTTGTTTCTAAGTCGATAGCTATCTCGTCATACTTGCCAAGATCTGGAAAGTCTGTCGGTGGTATCCACTCTGTTTGTGGTTTAAATAGAAGTGTCTTCATTCTGTTTCTTCCATTTTTTATGTCCCTCTAACCAACCTTCTATCTCCTGATCTTCATGTTTACACTCACCAGCTATTGCCATGTAAGCTGCTGCATCAACATAAGTATCTTCAGTTGGTTGTCCAAATTTAGTTCTCGCTACTTTTAATAGAGCCATCATCACAGCAGCATCGTGAGCTGTGATCTCTTTATCTAAATATGCTGTCCATAGCTTTGCTATGTTTGCATGATTTACTATTTTATCGCCGTAAGTTTTTGCTCTAGGTCCAGCGATTAATTCTTTTGCCAGTTGTAACGCTTCTTCTGTTTTCATATTTTATATCCTTTGTATATGTCTTTTGGTCTGATGACATGTAAATGATTTTTAGTTCTAGTTGCGCCAACATAGAATAATCTATTTTCATCATCAGGATTGTTTTCGTAGTTTCTTTGTGTGTTTCTAGATAAGTCAGTCAGGAGCACTACGTTATCCTGCTCACCACCTTTTGCACCATGTATTGTAGATAAAGTTATTCTAGGACTAGAATTTAACTTCTCACCGTTTTCCCTCATCCTTCTAATATACCTTACTTTTGAAGCAGGTGCACCATCAAAAGCGTCATACCAAACCTTATCTGTTTTAAGTCCTCGACTCATTTGTAAATCTCTTATGGTGTAAGATTTATCTTTGTCTAGATATTTTAATTCTTCTTTCTGATAATTTTTCGGCGTCATGTAAGACGCTATACGAATCACTTGGTCCGTGTTTATATCCACACCTTTACGTAGATTTTCCCAATCAGTTATAGCTTTGTACAAATCCTGTTCCCGATTTGTCTTAAATTTGTTCTCATAATACAATCCTTGAGAATATAAATGATCCTCTAAATCATTCAGCATAAACCTAGTTCTAGCTAACACTAGCCAGTTACCTTTTTTCATGTTAACTTGTTCAAAGTCATCATAATATGAAAGCAATCCTCTTTGTGTTTTTGGTCGCCACTCTTTTGGTAGTCTGTGCTGTATCTTATTTACTATGCGTGATGCCACATCATGAACTACCTGCGGTATTCGGTATGACTGTGTCAACTGCATTATCTTTCCCGTTTGTGCTATAAAACTATCTACATCTGCACCAGCCCATCTAAATATAGCTTGATCATCATCACCTGCTATATAAGTATGTTCTGTTTTATCCCATATAGATTTTGCCATACCCCATTGTGTTTGTGATAAGTCTTGCGCTTCATCTATAAACACAACATCAAATCGTGGCGATCTATCAGATTTAATAAAGTCTGTAATCATATCTGTAAAGTCAATTAAATTATATTCCTTCTTGTATTGATTAAGATCATGTACAAACTGTTTTAATTGTTCTACTGACACATCTTGTGTGTGTTCTTTTAAATTAAATTGTTGTTCCGGTGTGATTCCTCGTAGTTTAGCTAGTTGAACTATACGTAGTAAATCACTTTTAGTTGTAAATAATCCTGTGTGTTCGTTATCGTATTCATGATAGTCTACTATCAATCCCATTTTTTTACCTAAGTCTTCATAGTGTCTACGTTGCATAACTTCATCTTTTCTAATACCAAGTCTTCTAAAAGCCAGTGAGTGTAAAGTTCTAAAGTATGGTAGATCATCCTCTGATAAATTAAATTTAGACATGGCTCTGTCTCTAGCTTCATAAGCTGCTTTTTGTGTAAAAGAAAAATACCCGATCTTATCTGGGTCTGTTTGTTTTAAATACATGTCTACTTCATTTAGTAGAGTGGTAGTTTTACCTGTGCCTGGTGGTCCTAATACAATAGTTTTCATAATAAATGTGTCATTAAAATAGTTGCTATACAGATAACTGTAATAAGCGTAACGTCTTTTTTCAAAATGCATCCTCCTTTTTAAATTTTCTCTCTTTAACTTTGAATTGTTCTTTTTCAAATTGTTTTAATTTTATCACTGATAATTTCTTTTTACCTATGTTCATCCTAACATGTTCACACTCGCAATGTTCTAACAACCACAGTATTGTAATGTCATATTTTTCTGTCCATTTATGTCTGTGTAAAAATTTGTGATAAAAGTGTGTAAATATAAAATGATGATTGTTATCTTTGTTCCAAACATTTCCTGATTCCATATCCTCTTTTGTTGCGCCTTCTGCAGTTCTACTTGTGCAATAATTTTCTAAATGCTGTGCAAGTTGTTCTAGTTTAGTAGCTCCTGTTGGTGCCTCTATAATTTCTGGATTAGCCATAAGCATCGCTACCATGTCTTTATAGTCTTTTGGTTTTATAGTTGGTGGAAATTTATGTATTTGATTCATACATGCTCTAACAAAAAGTCTTTGTTCTTGTAGCTCCTCTGCTTTTAATTCTACTCTTTCTCCATCAACGTTTAGTCTAAATATTTTAGGATCTAATTCTATGATTTGTAGATCAGATAATTGTGGGAACATAGTTTGTGTTCCTATACCATATTGTCTTGTTTTGCAAAGCTGCTTGTCACAATGATTACACATTGGATCTTCGTTACACTTGAAACCATAATCTTTATTATCCTTTCTAAATTTTGCAATCTCATCGTGTCGATAGGGATGAACAAAATGTTTAAAATTAAATTCATCTAGTTTGTCAGCCCAACTATCTGGCCATTTCTTTTTAGCATATACTCTAAACTGAAACATAACTCTGTCTCTACCGTCGTCTAATTTTTCTTTTGTTAGTGATTCGAGGCAAGGAGGTCCATCATCAAACTCTGATGGCGGTCTTTTTATTTTTAAATCTTGTAATTGTTTAGGTGTGAGGGCGCCTTGTTTTATAGAATCTAAAAAAGCCGTAATTGTAACAGCTTGTCCCTGACTATTGAAGCAATATCTTGTTGTATTTTTAGAATTAAAATATGGTAAATTAAGAAAATTTCCTGTATCATCTTGCGATTTTAATTCAATTTGTTTTGGAAACACCTCAGCATTACTAAATCCTAACACAGCACTAACAGACATAAGTTTATCTCTCATGAGTTTTGCTGGGACATAATCTGTTGTAAATAAAAATATATGTGCGCCACCGCTTTTTGATCTACATACCCAAAGTGGCAATGTGTATTGATTTACTTTTGTAATAATTTCTTTGTGATCCAGAGTGTATTTGTCTACGTCTATACACCCCCATCTACATTGGTTATCTTCGTTTATTGGCACTATACCAAGACTTGGTTCAATACCATTTAGATGATCTTGCCAATGTTTTTCAGTGACAGTTTCTCTTTTGACAAAAGACTTGCCTTTTATCTTTAGTCCATCGGCACCTTTCTTGTCTACATAAGTGCACCCATGGGCGCGCTTTAATCCTGTAAATATCTTTCTAAAATCTTCCATAATAGTTTTCTTGGGGGCGGGTCCAGTCTCCCATCACCGCCCCTAGGTCCTTCCAATGGAAGTCTTTAATAAGGCGAATCGGATTTGGATTCTTGTTCTCCGTGTTTTACATTAACGTCACCCTTTGAAACGTTTGCTCCAAAGTCTTTGGCGATTTTGTAAATACCAGGATCACTAATGGGTCCAACTCTAGACACGTCCCAGCCAAACCACGTGCCTTTGTCATTTGACTGTTGCACGGTTTTTAACTTGTAAATGTGGCTATATGTTGGCGGTGTGAACATACCGTTTTTACCTTGCATTTTTAAACCCATCATCATTGAGTTCCATTTTCTACTCACTTTTAATTGAGTAGCTTTCATGGAAATCAAAGCTGTAGTTGGATTTTTTCCAAGGATAACTACAAAGTGACTCGCTGTGTTTTCAAGATAGTTACCATTTGATAACCTGTCTTTGTTAAACTTATCTCTTGTAGTTGCAGGTAGATCATCTCCAGCTTCATATATTTTTACTGGAGCACCTTGACTCTCACCTCTGTCTTGCCATTCAATGTGCTGTCTCTTGTAATGCACTGGCACGACATCTATCCCCTTAACGCCATCATAAATCTCGTTTGTAACGGTATTTATAATCATGCCAGGTTCTGCCCCCTCGACATATTTAGCGTCCCTCTTGTTACACTCAGGAGATAGTTGACCAAGCACTTTTAAAAACGGTAACGCAAGATCTTCTTGCGTCATGTTTAAGCCTTGGCCTGCATCAGCTTCAAAATTAACTGCAGCTAATGCGCCTTGTTTTTTCTTTGCTACTTCGCTCATGGTTATTTATTCCTCTTTATTGTTGTTTTGTTCCCAACATAAATGTTGAAAAGTTCCGTTGGCATTTCTTTACCTGCCTCCATACGCTCACGGACTAGCGCTTTTAGGGTCATGGGCTCGACCTTCAACTTTTGTGTCGGTTCAAGTCCTTGACCCTTTGCAAGGTTGGCATAATCAGCCGCCTTGTTGTCCTCGTTACGACCGAACGATACGGATATCTCATTTTTGATTATATCGCCCAGGCCATTCTCACGAAGCCAGTTAAACGCCTCCTCTTTTTTTGCTTGAGTTATAGTGGCGCTGTAATTTGTTTTAACTTCTACAGAAGATCCATCCTGTAGTTTTAAATATGATAAACCCATTTCAGACAACATTGTAGGAATTACCTCTCCTGATATGTAATCTAAATGTTTTTTCTTTTGTTTGATTTGTTCTTCGTCCAACTCTATTGCTTTTTGGACGGCTTGCATTTCTTTTATCTTATCTGCAAGTTTATTTATATTTGTAGTTTTATCTATTATCTCTTCTTGGTCTTTCTCAAAATCAATCGTACTCATTTTTATTTTTCCTTGTTCCGTAAACATCAATCTCTATTGGGTAATATTTTTTTTCTTGTCTATCCCATTTCAAGAGATTAAATTTACCGTTTGTTATGTCTGATATCAAACAACAAACTACACCTATTATAGCAGGGTCACCTGTTAATAACAAGTAGTCTGTTGATTTGAAATCTTTTAAAAGACTTTTAAGTTTGATTATCAGTGGACCAGGAGAAAAAATCATTTGTGATCTTTCGTCTAACAAAAATTCTAGTTTACCAAATTCTGATGCACCCATGATATTAAATTTAGGACGACCTTCTCTTGTGCCTGCAATTTCTTGCACGACATAAACTTTCGGCACTCTATCTTTTTTTGCCTCTGAATAACTTATACTTTCTTTATCTTTCATATTGACTTATATATAGGATTTTGCTAGAAAGTCAATAGAAAGATGAAATATAAATTTCAAACTAAGCCGTATGCGCACCAATTAACTGCGTTGGAAAAATCTTGGAACAGAGATACGTTCGCATATTTTATGGAAATGGGTACTGGCAAAACAAAGGTACTAATAGATAATTTAGCCATGCTTTACGACAAAGGTAAAGTAGATGGTGCACTAATAGTGGCACCTAAAGGTGTTGTAGGGACTTGGTACAATCAAGAGTTGCCTACACATCTACCGAATCACATAGAAAATGTGACCGTATTATGGCAATCAAACATTAACAAAAAACAGCAGGATAAACTAGACCAACTGTTTAAAACGGGTCAAGATTTACATGTATTAATAATGAATGTTGAGGCTTTCAGCACTGATAAGGGATTGTACTTTGCTAAAAAATTTTTACGTTCACATAAATCTCTAATGGCCATAGACGAATCAACCACAATTAAAAACCCAAAAGCAAAAAGAACTAAAAATATTTTGGAACTAACTAACCTCTGTAAGTACAGAAGGATAATGACAGGCTCTCCTGTAACAAAAAACCCATTAGACTTATACACACAATGTTATTTTTTAGATCCTTTTCATTTAAATCACGAATCATATTATTCTTTTAGAATGAGGTATGCTGTGATGAAGACAGCTCACATATCTGGTAGGTCTATACAACTGGTGACAGGTTTTAAAAATCTAGCAGAGTTGTCTGATAAATTAAAACCTTTTTCATACAGAGTATTGAAAGAAGATTGTTTAGATCTACCGAGTAAAATTTACATGAAAAGAGAAATACAATTAACAGCAGAACAGAAAAAACTATACGAACAAATGCGTAAAGAAGCTTTAGCTACATTAAATGGAAAAACTGTGACTACTATGACAGCTCTAACACAGTTAATGAGATTACATCAAATAACTTGTGGTCATTTTTCTGCAGATGATGGAACAATACAAGAGATTAAAAATAACAGACTTGCAGAATTGTTAGATGTGTTAGAAGAAGTAGAAGGCAAAGCTATTATATGGGCTCACTATCAACATGATGTTAAAAATATCTTTAAATTATTAGAGGACAAATATGGTCAGGGTTCCGTGGTCCATTATTATGGCAAGACGCTGCCTGATCAACGGGACTATGCTATACGTAATTTTAAAGATAATGACAAGGTAAGATTCTTTGTAGGCACACCACAAACAGGTGGTTACGGTATCACGTTAGTGCAAGCTAATACTGTGATTTATTACTCTAATGGATATGATCTTGAAAAAAGAATGCAATCAGAAGACAGAGCACACAGAATAGGGCAAAAGAAAGTAGTGACATACGTAGATATTATAGCTGAAGATACTGTAGATACAAAAATTGTAAAGTCTCTTCGTAAAAAGATTAATATTGCATCTAAAGTTATGGGTGAAGAATTAAAGTCTTGGATTTAAATTATAAATCTTTCTAATAATAGTATGGCTACGGACCCCACCGCAGCTAAAAGAACCCAATAGATTTTGTCTATCTTGCCACCCAATTCGTGAATACCTTTGTGCATGTGATTAATGTTCTTTTTAACACCTGATATGTGTCCATACAGGGATACAATATGTTCTCTAGTAGTTTTGGGTTCCATAGCCATTAAGTTCTAGTCCTTTGTCTTATAATTTGTTCTTCGGGTGATAATAATGCAGCTTCAGTTTGTGTCAAGCCACCAGTTTGTGGCAGAGCTTGAGCAACTTGTGTTGGTTGTACGTTTGGCATAGGATTAGTAGCCATTGGTCCTGGTAATTCTGCTTCACGAAAAAAGTCTGGAAATACATCATCTAAATATAATTGATTTAGTTCTCTTAATATTTCATTAAGTTCTTGGAAAAACTCTGGTGTCATAGGATTATCGTAACCATTTTCTTCTGCGTTTCTTATGTACTCGTCTACTAATCCATCAGGTATATCAAAAGGTTTAAATTGACCATTTGATAATGCGTTAAAGTCTTTCGATAGATTACGTTTATCAAATATTTGTCCTATCTCTTTATCATCGTAACCAAGATCTCTCATTGCCTCTATGTCTTTATTCATTTCTCTAGATGCTTTGAACCAGGACCTGTTTCCTTCAACGAATCGTTTTAATATGTTTTCTTGTGTAGTATCTTTTGATCCTCTTGGTCTAGGCAAGAATCCTCTACTTTGACGTAAAGCTTTACTGTATCCTGTAATTTTATAACCAAGTGATTCGGGTATATCCATTTTAATATTTCTAAATCCAAAGAAACCAGCTAACTCACCGGCAAAACTTAAATCTCTACCTGTTTTAGGATCTTCTCCAAGAGCTGCTGCATAACCTAACCTTCTTAACTGAGCTGCTGATAAAGGTAAAAGCGCTTCAGATAAATGTCGTAAACCTTTAAACATTTTATCACCTGCTGGATCTCTTGGATTCCATACTTGTGATCCTGTGTCCGTACGGCCTCCTCTAGCGTATAAATCTTGTAATGCTTGTATCCATATAGATTCACTAATGAATGGCTCTACAAGTCGTCCTATGGCCTTGTATGACCCCTCTACCATGCCTTTTATAAGTGGTTCTTCATCATTACCCTCAACATTTGCTATAACAGACTGTATTGGGTTTACTACTGTATCGTAAGCAAAACCATGACTAAAATCTGTGTAGTATAAATTACCGTCTTTGTCTTTGTTTGGTATAATTGTAGATTCTCTAGACCACTCCGGTAAAAATCTTCTAAGAGCTGCAACTTCATCTCTTGTAAAACCATAGATACCTCTAAATATTTCTGTGACTGCAGGGGGTATAATAGATACAGCTGTTCCATATCCAATTAATCTTCTTGCACCAATACTACGTAGTGCAGGATTTTTCATTTCTTTTATACCTTGTTCAACAATATTAAATGATGTTCTGATAATCTCTGCAGGAAAAGATACGAAGTTACCAAGTGGTGATCTACGTAAACCTTTTACAAAGTTAGATACATAAGCATAATTAGGCACTGTGTTTCTAACTATCTTGGCAGCTTCTCTTGCTAATTCTAAATCTGGTCTTGTACCTCTGAAAGCATTTTTTAAATTATCAAACTCTGCATAGAAATTATAGATCTTGTAAAAGTCATCTTCTGCAACGTACAAGTCCTGGGCACCTTTAAATAATTTATTGGTAGTTTTACCAAGTTTACCAAATACTCTTTCAATAACATCTCCACCTTTTGCAATATCTTTTAATAATCCTTGCACGTCTTGAAATGTAGAACTTGAATTTACTACACCTTCTTCTAATAAGAATCTATATTCTGCTTGGTCCTTTGGTAAGTTTCTGTATAGCAACTGTGGTTGTATAGTATTAAATGATTTTTTAAAATTACTTAATACAAACCTAGGATCTTTAAATAAATTACCTGTGCCTAAACTAAACGCTACGGCACTTGTAAAGTTACGCATGTGTGTAAATGGTCCTAAAACTGTTTTAGATACTTGTGCTAGTCCTTTTGGTATTGCCACTAAATATCTATAAATGGCGTTCTTCATCAAACTTTCACCAGGTAGTTGTTCTGCAAATTTTATTGCGTCCTCAAACTCTCGTGTTGTAAATTTACCGTTTAAAGGATTTGTATAAAACTGCTCGCCTAGTGGTGATGGTATTTGCATACCTTCTCTAGCTCTTGTGCCAAGTTCTCTATTAGGTAAATTTCTAGACACTGCATTTGGTGTATCAAAAACTATTTTACCATTTCTTAGTATTGTATTAAAAAATTGATCTTTAGCTGCGACTGATGACAAACTTTGCATCGTGTTTGTAATTGTTCTTCTTGCATCTTTTATTTCACCAAACAATTCTCTAAATGCTTTTAGATCTTTTTGTCCTGTAATTAAGTCTTTCTTATCAAACTTATTAAAACTAATGGCTCTAGATATGTTAACTTCTTGTGTTGCACCATCGTATAATGCACTTTTAGTTTCAAACCTAAACACAGGAGACCTAGTAACTTTATCCATCTTAACAGTTTTAAGTATGTCGTCTACTTCTAGTAGGGCTTCTTTTTTTGTTAGTGACGTGTTATTTGCTTTTGCGTAATTAACAAATAGTTGTGCTACTTTTTCTTTTGATTCGTTGGTTGGCACATATTGATTTATTTTAATTAGTTTTTTGTTTTCGAATATCTTGTAATCGTTACTCATTGTATATTTCAAACGATTACTAAAAAAATCAGATAGTTCTTTATTGCCTTTTTGTAAGTTACCGCCTTGTAATAAATTAGTTTTTAATGCGTTAAATGCATTTCTAGAATTAGTTAATGTTGATACTAGTTCTTGTTGTTGCTTTTTTGGTATCTTGATATTGTCTAGTGAATTATAAAACTCTTTTAATTCTTTTTTACCAAAGTTAACAAATTTAAAAGTATCTTTACCACCTACTTTTTTAACAGCGTCTGTACCAGATTTTAATAACTCGTCCATTCTAGTTACAATCTCATCTGTATTTTTTGTTCTCGCAGCTACATCTGTTGATTTATTAAATATACCTTTGAATGATTCGTCTACATCTCTTAGTAAATCTTTTGCTACAATGGCAGAAGCTCCTTCTTGACCCTCTACTTTCATTTGCGCTTCAAATAATTCTTGTGTTTTTTTACCTCTTGGTCTGAAGGGTGCAGCTACATATTTATCTACTAATCTCTCAAAAGTAGAATTACTGAATGCTAAGTTCTTACCTTTCTCTGCCAATAGACCAGCGACTTTACCAGCACCATAAGCAAAAGGTGCAATCGCTACGCCTTCTAATAAAAATTTTGCTCTGTTTTCTAATCTACGTAATGCTTCGTCGTCCGTGTCTCGTCTTGCATCTCTATCTAATCCTGTGCCTAGATCAAAGACATCACCAAAAGTTCCTATATCTTCTACATCATAAACTAAAGAAGCTCCTGCAGCCCCGCCTGTAGCTGTAGCAGCGAATCGACCTAACCTAGCACCTTTGTTGAGTTGGTCCGCTTTTCGCATACCTTTTGCTAAGTTTTTATTTTTAAGTGAAACTCTGTTACCGTTCTTAATACCTTTGATAGTTTTTGCTGCGATGTTACCAGCTATCTTTGCACCTCTTGCAGCAGGCACACCTAGTTGTACCAGTGCTTCTGTGATTTTACCTGCAGCCGTATCTCTTGCTCTGTCTTCTAAACCTTGAACGACTTGACCTACTACACTGTCATCTATAAAATTTTCTAATCTTGCAACAGCACTTTCATTATAAGGAACACCCTCACCTTGTGTTGCATCATATATTTCTGCTGCAACAGATACTAAACCTAGTGGTATCTTTATTAAACCGGACCCAATGCCTGATGCTATAGATACTGCTAAACCAGTTTCATTCTCCGGTTTTTCTAACTCGTAAGGATTGTAGCTTTTTACTGCCATTTATTCCTCCTACGGTCTTTTTATATCTGCTGATACGTCTTCGAATCCTGCTGGGATTTGATTGTTTGGATCACCTGCAGCACCACTTGATCTTCTTAAAAATTTACCGCTGCTAGGATCTAAGTATGTATATCCCTCGATGTATTTTTTTCTTTTTGGTGCCCAGAATGGAGCGTTGATATCAAAGCTAGTTTCAGGGTTTGACTTTTCAAACTTACGATAGTCAACTTCAAACTCTGCTTGGTTATCTGCTACTGGTTTTGATACTCTTTGTTGGTCTTGTATAACTAAAGATCTAGAATCTATTTCTTTTCTTCTTAATTCACCTGGTTCATTTAACACACCAAATGCTCTTCTATCTAATACAGTTTTCGATGCTGTTGCTCTGTCTTCACCAAGCTCATCCATTCTTAATTGTATCTCTTGTTCAATAGCACCTACATCTTCATCTGTTAGATCTTTTAAAATATCTTGTGCTAAACCTTGTCTTGATAATCTTGATTGTGCTGTTTGTGCTTGTAATATTGAAAACGGTTCTTTTGCTGCACCCGCTGCAGTTTGTAATATGTTTCCTGTTGGTGGAGTAGATGCTAAATTTAAACCAAAGTTAATTAAAAAATCATTTAAAGGTTGTGAACCAAAACCTCTACCTGGTTGTGGTGCAATTTGATCTATTAGTTTTAATCTATCTCTTACTTTTTTAACAATGTCTCCATCTTGATAGCTGCCTCTAACACCAGTCATAATACCTTGTGTTTCAACACCACCACCCATTCTGAACATCGGTCTTTTTAATATTCTATTCATTAGCTTCTTATTCTTACTGGTCCTACTATGTTTCCGTATATTCCAGCTAATGTAGAACCTACACCAAGAGCTGTTTGTAATGGAGTTGGATTAGGCACAGATGTAAATTGTGTTCTACCTGGGTAGCCACTAATTAATTGTGCGATACCTGATCCAAATGTTCCAAGTCTTTCAAACGGTTCGAAAGTTTCTAATCTTGCAGTTTCTCTAGCAGCATCTGCTTGAGCTTGTGCCTGTGCTTGTTGGATAGCGCCCACTGATCCTAAAGTACTAATGTCTGCTCTTTGTAAGCCAGGAACTTGTGATGCTAGTCCTGTTTGAAATCCTGCTAAACCTAATCTTTGATTCGCTAATGCTTGTCTATTTGCAAAGTCTTGTTGTCTAGCAGCTTGTGCTTGATTAAAACCTTGTTGTAATAGTCCTGCTTGTAGTAAAGCTCTTTCTCTATCTGCTCCCGTTCCGAACTCGGCAAGTTGTACTCCTGCTCTACCTGCACCTAAAACTCCTAGTTTAGCTTGTTGATCTTTGATTTGTTGTTCTTGTATTGCTCTGTTTCTGTCAAACTCTGTAAGTGTTGCATCAATAACTTGTGATTGATACGGAGACATGAAGTCTGTAATTTGTTGTGTTGTTGGTGCACCTAATAACGACTCGGCACCTGTAATTCCTGTTCCAGCAGCTGTGGCTTGTGTTTGTGCTTCTGTTATAAAAGGTTGGAATGAACCAATACCTGATGATGCTAATGTAGCTGCTTGTGTTTGTAATGGGTCTTGAGCTGCAACTGTTGGTGCAAATCTAGACGTATCTATGGGTTGTGCTGTTAACGCTGTTAATTGTGTACCGTAATCTTTTGCAAGATCTTCTATAAACTGTGGGGGTAATACACGTGATTCTGTTATTGCCATTATGCTACTTTATTCTCCAGTTGTTTCATTGTCTTATACATTAGATCTGCGCCTCTATCAACACTTCCTCCACCTGCTGCTCTAACTGCATCAGCCGTGAAAACGAACTCATTCTTTGATAATCTAGCTGGCACATCATCTGCCTTCTCTTTTTTACCTATTGGCACAAAGCCACCACCTCTAAGATCCATCTCATTACCGCCAAGATCCATCATACCACCTTCAGCAGCTGCGGCTCTTGTAGGTATTAAGAAAGGATATTTAGTTCTTAAACCACTAATATCACCAGCTGAATAAGCATCTTGCACTTCTTTTCTAATAGCAGCTATATCAAGACCTGTTCTATCAGCTATTCTTTGAGATAAAGATTCTTGTTCTTCTTCTTTTGGAGCTGTCATACCCGCTAGTGCGGAAGCACCTAATATGCCTGTAATGGCTCCTTTAGTAGTTAGTGCGCCATCTTTAATAAAAAAATTTTTAACCGCATCTCCTTGTAAGAATGAAGGTAGATTTAAACCACCAAAAGCTCTTTGCGCTAAACTTGCGTTAGTTGCTCCAAAAGGTATTAAAGTTGCTCCAAGTATTGCAGCTTTACCTATAGGGCTTTTTGCGACCTTCTTAACTGTTCTAGTTATTTTCTTAACAAGTTTACCTAATCCGTATCTTTGTCTAACATCTCCACCGTCAGCAAAACTACCTTCGTATGAGGCAGCTGTACCTGGGTCTGAATATTCAGAAAAAGACTGACCTGTATCAGAATCAAAGCCAACACTTAAATCACCAGGATCTATCGTTTGACCAAAAGCACTTGTGATTGATCCAGTCTCTCTGTTAGCTAATTGTCTAGCCGCTTCTTCGGCCATTTGTTTTTGTCTAAAATTTTCAGCTATTGTTTCTTGAGCGATTCGCGCGTCTCTATCTCTAGCAGATTCAAACATACCAAATCCTTGATCCCTACGTCTTCCTAAAAAGCCACCTAAGATTGCTCCAGGTAAACCAAATATAGCACTACCAAGCACTGAACCTAGTATACCTTGTCTGTTTTCACTAACAAAATCTCTTGCTCTATCTACTATACCCCTATCATCTTCATCATTGTCAGATTGATTTTGAGTTTGAAAATCCTCATAAAATATAGGTCTACGAAACTCATCATATGCAATAGGCTGACGAAACTCATCGACATTGCTTCCCATTTGGAAACCTTGTCTAGGAGCTCCTCCTTCTGCTAGTAATTGTCTTGCTATTTGTGATCTAGTTATCGCCATTTTTCCACACTACTTTGTTTTTCCTAGTAAATCAAGCGAAGGCATGATTACCTTAATATCTCTTCTTATCTCCTTTTCTGGCACTCCTTTTGCCTTCCAATCACTTTCTGATTCGTATACTTCACCTGTTTTAAGGTTAGATATAGTTGTTATTATCTTTTCTGGCTTTATTGTTTGCATTATGTTGTTACCTCTCTTGGTTCTATTTCTAATATTGAAGCCACCACGTGCAGCTCATTTGCATCGCTGGCTTGGACTTTTAGAGCTTCACTAGCCTCCATAACAAGAGGTTGTGTCAACAGCTCAACAGTGGTGTTTGAAGATACGGCTTTACTTTTAAATAAGCTGAATATGTTTCCTGACGCGTCCACTAAAGTCACTGTTATATTAGCTCCTGATCCATAATCTTCAGATACTAAGATAGATTTAATTACAGCAGTTTTAAACGACGGCACCGTATATAATGTTGTCAAATTTGTAGTCGTTAGATCTGCTTTTTTATTTATAAAACTATTTGCCATTAATTTATAAAGAAGCTTTCTGCTTCCATCTCATCTTTTAGTTCTTGTTGAAACGTTGTATTTAATTTTTGTATGACACCGTCAAGGTCCCTAACCTGTGCATCTGCAACATCTTGTCTATACGTTTCACTTGGTCTTGTTAATACTTGTACTATCTTTGCCATTATCTTCTACCATCTGGTTGTATATCTAATCTAAATGTTCCTAGTTTCCAGTCTTGACTAGTGCTAGTATTTTCTACTTTTAAAGCTATAGCTCTTGCTCTAGCTCTCGTGTCTACTTTAGTTGTAGATGAACTAACGTCAAAAGGTCCAAGTGAAGAACTAGCTGCCGAATCATTAGAATAGTTTTTTAAATTTAAAGTCACTCTTGTGTTACCAGTTTGAGATACGAAGTCTGGTACAAATCTTCTAATCTTCATTAAAAATTCACCATCTCCTCTAAATGTTGGTGTACCAGATAATTGTCCTCTTGCTAGTTGTTGTGTAATATCAAAGTCACCAGACAATATATTTGCTGTTATAGCTGTCACTGTTCCACCCTTAACTTGATCTGTTCCTGTTTCGTGTTGATAGTATGTTGTGATACCATCTGTATTTCCTTGCACATATGTAGATGAAGTTGCTGGCTCAACACCATCAGCATCATATTCCATAGCGTGTGGTTTACCAAACACTGCCGAATCAGCCCATGATGTTCTAGCTAATGTGCCCACCGTCCATACAGGTCTTTGTGGTGATGAGTCTTGATAATTATAACAAACCATTTTATTTACAACTCCTGAATTTGCTGTTGGATAAAACCACATAATTTCACCAAACAAGTTATTTAATCCTGCTGCAATCATTTGATTACCTGAATCTAAATTAAGATCATCATAAACAAAATCTTCTACTAAACATGGTAGTGATTCGAGAGCACCGGCGTATTTAAAGAAACCATTCTCTGACATCCAGTATGCAGCTCCATCTACCTCTACTGCTGCGTTCTTACCTACAAGTCCACAGTTAGTTCCAACCTGTACGAAAGCAAATGTAAAAGGTTGACCTACGAATCTTTGTAAGAATAAAGCTGTATCTGTATACACATAGATTGCATCTCTACCTCTAATAGCTCCCATGATCCGTGATCCGTCGGCCAGTCTTTGTGTACCAGCTGTATTGGTTGCTGTAGGTGTGTATGTATTAATATCTTCTTGAGACGAAAACCTAATAAACATATCGTCTTGAGTTGATTTATCACCGATCGTTGTTTCTGTGCCAAAGAATACTAAGTGCCTGTCCGGTGTAGATACGAGCATGTGTCTTGATGCAGTTGGAG